GTTTTTGAAGTAATAAAGGACGTTCTGAACCGCTCATTCGGCAAGCCCAAGGAATCAACCGAATTCACCCTGAGGGATGGCCGCGTTGAGCAGATAGAGCAGATGACCGACGCCGAACTGCGCGACGAACTGAAAACCCAGATACTGCATGACGAAGGGTTGATGAACGAACTCAGAAAGCAAATCAAGCATGAAGACTCTCCACAAGGCTGACATCCTGGCCGAGCAGGTGCGCCGCAGGGAGTATGAGCCTTCAAGGTATTATATTCCCAATGGCAAGCTGGAGGAGTGGTACAATCTCAAAACATTCATTCGCGTGTTCTGCGGTGGCAACCGCACGTCAAAGACATCTGGCGCGGTGAACGCGGTCTGCCATTTATGCTACGGCCTGGGCAACGAATACCTGCAGAAGCCGCAGTGGAAGCTGCCCATACCCAACCGGGGCAGGATACTGTCAACCCATACGGCCGCCAGGAACACATACGAGGAAGAAATCCGCAAGTGGTTCCCCAGGGGCAGGTACAATGCCATAAAGGTTGGCCGGACATTCGATTCTCTCTATACCACGGATACCGGCTGTAAATTCGACATCCTCACGTACGACCAGGCCGAATCAGAGGCTGAATCTGTAACTCTGGACTGGGCATTGTTTGACGAACCGCCGACCCGCGAACTGTTCATAGCCACGGTATCAAGAATGTTCGTGCCCCATAAAATCCTGATGGTGGTTATGACGCCGTTGTACTGCGAGCCGTGGGTGTATGACGACTTTGTGGCTAAGAAGCGTCCGAACTCTGCCATAGTGTACGCCGACATTGAAGATAACTGCATCGAACATGGCGTGAGGGGGCATTTTTCGCATCAGGTAATACAGGAGATTTTGGAGCAGTACGACCCCGAAACGCTGGAGGCGCGGGCGCATGGCAAGTTCATGCACCTGGCCGGCATGGTGTATAAAGGGTTTTCCAGAAAAATACACGTCCTGCGGGAGCCGCTCAAACCACGTCCCGGCGTTCCGGTGTATATGAGCATAGACCCCCACGCAGGGCGTCCCTTTGCGATTACATGGGCATTCCTGAATGACAACCAACAGCTTGTAATTTATGATGAATGGCCGGAGGCTGATTACCATACCATGACCTCCAGCTCGCTGGCACTGCCGGACATAATTGCCATTATAAAAGAAAAAGAGGGCGGTATGCCGATATCGACAAGAATCATAGACCGGCATTTTGCCAATAACAGGGATGCCTCTACCGGACTTACTTTGAAAGAGCAACTCTATAAACAGAGCGGGTGGGGATTCAGGGATTCATATAATGTCGAAAACGAGGTGGATACGGGCGTTCTGAAAGTCAAGGAATGGCTCAGGCATACCGATAAAGTGCCGCCCAGGCTGTTGTTTTCGCCAAATTGCAGGAATAACATAAGGGGAATGGAGGCGTGGGCATACGATACCCATACGGGGAAATATAAGGAACAGTACAAGGACTTCCCTGATACGGTGCGGCACATTGTGATGGCAAATCCCCGCGTTTCAGTTGACATTCCGCATCCCGTGCCGAAAGCATTTTACAGAATATAGGAGGTAATATGCCCGAAGCAATGGAGAGAAAACTGAAGGCGGAGGCAAAGAGGCACAGTTACACCGTGGAACATCACAAAAGAGGATAACATGGCAAAAATGGTTAAGCCCGCCAAACAGGAAGAAAAGAAAGTTTACACCGACCAGATAATTTCCTATTTGAAGGACTCTTTCAATGATGCCGCCAATTTCAGGAATACCGAGAAGAAAGAGGCCCTGTGGGAGACTGTCTATAAATCATACCGCCACATTGAAGACAGGTCTGGCAAGGAGGCATGGCAGGTTTCAATGGTAGTGCCCCTGACCAGCAAATGTACGGAAATCATAACGGCCTCGATGTATGAAACCCTGTTCGGACCCAGAAAGTTCTTTGCCCTTGAACCCAATATTCAGAAAGACGAATTTACGGAACAGGCCAGGATGAATGAAGACCTGGTGGTATTCGACGCTGAAAAGGGGAATTTTAAGATGGCCGCCGCAGATGCCCTGCAGGAGGCCGTCCTGTACGGAACCAGCTACCTTAAAATTGACTATGCCAGGACAGAGGAAATGGTCAAGGTCCGCCCCGAAGAAGACAACAGCCTGATATCCGGGCTGGTCAATTTCATAAGGCCGGGCAGGAAAAGCAGGCAGATTGAAAAGAAAGTTCTGGTTGAGGATTTTGCCAAGGCCAAATTCGTGGGAATCAGGCAACTCTACCCGCAACCGGGCATAACTGACATCTGCCGGAACGGGTACATATTCGAGGTGGCCAAGAAAACCACGTCAGAACTGTTCCAGATGATGCAGGACGGCACCATAGACAGGCTGCCTGAGGATGTTTTCAACACCAATGCCGGATACAAGGACTCCGAGAATCAGGAGAAGCGGGCAAATATGGGCGAAGCCACGCCGAAAAGCCCGAATGTCATAACCGAGAAACAGCATGAAGTCAAAGAGTTTTGGGGGCCGATGCCGTATCAATGGGTCTATCCGGATTCCAGCGATGAATATAAGTACATTTCCGTGGCGGCATGGGCTATGCTCATAGATGACAAATACCTGGCTAAATGTATCGCAAATCCGTACAGGGATAAACTGCCGCCCTATGTTAAATTCAATTATATAACCGTGGCCGGTGAGTGGTACGGCAAGGGCGTTGGCGAACAGCTGAAGGGCGTGCAAAAAGAACTGAACGAAATCAGGAATCAGCGGGTTGACAACGTAAACCTTATCCTCAATAAACAGTTTGTCATCAATTCCGATTATATAAGCGAGTACGACAGGGTGGTATCAAGGCCCGGCAATTTCATTGTCTGCAAGCAGATAGATGATGTCAGAAAGGCGATAATGGAACTGCAGGTGTCCGATGTAACCGCTTCTTCCTACAGGGAATCGCTTGAGCTTGAGCGCTCCGCACAGGAGGAATCAGCGGCCAACCGAGCCACAATGGGAACCGGCCAGTCCGAACCCAACAGCACTTTCCACGGTCAGGTGTTCAACAGGCAGATGGCAATGGAGAGATTTCTCTATTACGCAAAGAGAATGGAAATGTCCGCGATAGTGCCTGCTGTTCAAATGATGTATAACAGGATTTACCAGTACAAATCCCCTGACGCAATCAGGCAGATTCTGGGTGATGAAAGATACGACAAATACATCCACGAATCGCCTGAAGACGTGGCCGTAAACTATGCCTGCACCCCGATAGGTTCAATATCCCTGCAGGGTAAATTCCAGAGGTTCACCGCACTGAGCCAGTTTGAAACCATCTGGAAGGGCGCGCCTTTCATAAACCACATAAAAATCGCAAAGAGCCAGCTTCAGGAACTGGGCGAGCAGGACCCCAACAGGTTTGTGGTGGAACCCGAATCATACGGTCCTGGGGTCATGAATGAGGGGGCGATACCATTGACTCAAAGGATTGAGGGCGGCCAATCCATGACCGGACAGGAAAGGCAGCCAGGCATTGGCGCGACATCAACGCCTACGGGAGGGGAATCTCCCGTTCCGCTTGCGGGGCTTTCTTGAAATATGCCCGATAAGGAACTGACCGAATCTGAAATAAGCCTGCTGTCATCCATGAACGGCAGCCAGGCATGGACCGTATTTGTCAGACAGATACAGGGAAAGAGTGAAAGGAGGTTGAAAGAATACGCGGACCAGATAGACCATAACAAGGCTACAATCAGGGGCCGCGATGTGCTTTATGGATATCGCCTGGCAGTGCGCGATATGCTCAATACGGTAGAGCAGGCCAATTCGTTGAGGAAAATATCAAATATCGGCAAGCACCCATGAATCCGATAAAAGGAGACATATAAGATGCCCGAAAAGGACCCGAAGGAAATGTCAGTTGAAGAGCTGGAAAAGAAGATAACGACTGAATTCGCGGCCAAGAAGTCTGAATCCAAGGCCGCCGAACAGAAGAAGTTTACTGAGGAATCTCAGAAAAAGTTGGAGACTTCTCCTGTTCTAAAGACGGATGCCAAGGTTGAACCCGCCAAGGCCGAACCCCTCAAAGAGGGCGTTCCACCGGCGGCTAAAGAGGTTGTCACCCCTCCCAAAACGGAGGATAAGGACAAAGAGAAAGTAGGCGAATGGCTGGACAAGAAGGGACTTCCCAAAGACCCCCTGGTGATAGCAAAGCATTACCGGGAATTAGAGAGAGAGTTTCACAGGCAAAAGCATGTGAAACAGGAAGCAATCCCTGCTCAGGTAAATCCCCCTGCCGCAATCCCAGTGCAGGACAAGGGAAACCTGTTTGAAATGATGGCGCAGGACTTGGGCATAGAAAAGACTGATGCTGAAAGAGTGGCAAGGATAGCCCATTTCATATCAGAAAATTATATGACCCAAAGGATTAAGCCTTTAGAGGACAACCTCAAGAGGCTGCAGGCCAATTCCGTTAAATCCAACGAGGTAATGGAATTGGCTGTTAATGAGCCTTCCTTTTCCGCGCCTGAGGTGCAGAAAGAGATAGAAGCTCAAATCCGGAAAGACCCTGCCATCTTTGAGTCCGACCTGCCTATAACCGAGGCATACAACAGGGCTTTGCAAGAGATTGGTCGAAAGGTACTGATAGAATCTCAAAGACAAATCGATGGTGTCCAAGACGCGCCGCCAAAGACTCTCAGCGGCGGCGTAATTAAACCGACCCCCCAGACGGATAAGCTGCCAAATCAAATGTCAGTAGATGAACTTGAACAGCGGCTTAATGCACGGGGAATAAGGACGAAGCATTGAGGATGTCATCGTCATTTATATTTTGTAAGGAGACAAAATTATGGCAGATGTAGTTACTTTAAGCGACGGTACACTGATATCGTCGCTTATACAGAACTACCTCGACAAGAAGTGGCTCGAAAGAATGGAGGCCAATCTCTGTTACGATAAGTTCGGCGAACAGAGGCCGTGCCCTGACGGGAACGGCGGAGTTGTCTGGCATCAAATGCTGAATGTCGGAACGGGTTATGACCTCGGTGAAGGTGTACCCCCGGCGGCATCGGCAATTTCCACAAGGAAAGTGTCGGCAACCCCTACCCAGAGAGCGGACCTTAAGGCGATATCAGACCTGCTGGATATAGAATCCGGCCTTCCGATAATCGCTGAATTGGTAAGCAATATGGGTTATGGCGCGGCACTGGACAAAGATTCGCAGATAGCAGACCAGATAGGGTTGGACTCCAACCCTTCAACTGGTGTTGCCGATGCGGCATCGGCGTTCGTTCCGTCTGTCCACACGCGGGGATTCCCGCTGTTCTCAGGGAGTCTTGCAAGTGCGTGTTTCAGCACCTACGGTCTTACGAGCTACGCCACACTCTCATCTATTCCCACCCTCGCACACGTCAGGAAGTGCGTCACCCATTTAAGGAAATTAGATGCCATACCTTTTGAGGATGGCTTATTCAGGGGAGTTGTTCACCCTGTGGTCAGCGATTACTTAAGGCAGGACACTAATTTCTCAACCTGGCTGGCACACTCTCAGCCTGATGCGATGCGCAAGGGGCAGTTGGGCAATGTTGAAGGAGTGTCATTCGAGGAATCATCCAAAGCAATGACGACGGTGCTGAAGGCATCGGCCTGGTCAGGCAACACCTCCGCCGGGGGAACCATTTATGGAACCCTCATATTCGGAAAGGGCGCGTACGGTGTTACCAAGATAGGCTCTGATGCAAAGGTCACGGTTATATCCGGACCCGATAAGGCCGACCCGCTGAATCAGAAAACTTATGTCGGTTATAAGTATACGATGGCGGCGAAAGTCCTTAATCCTTCAGCCGGAGTCATCCTTGCTTACTGCGAGATGGCGTAAATAATTTATCGGGGAACCGTTTAGCGTGCAATTCCCCAATATTTATTTAGAGGAAATGCAATGATATTGCAAAAACCTTCCATAACGGAAGACGACATAAGGGCGGTTGGCGAGGCGTTAAAAACAGGCTGGCTTGGAACCGGTGAGATAACCCGCAAGTTCGAGCAGGCTGTTCTGCCTTATACCGGTCACTCCCATTGCGCAGCCACAAGCTCGTGTTCTGCCGCAATTGAAGTAGCCCTGCGAATCACGGATGTGAAGGACAAGGAAGTAATCACTTCCCCCAATACGTTCTGCGCCACCGTAAACGCGATTATAAGGGCGGGCGGGATACCCAGATTCGTAGATATTACTGAAGACGGGCTGATGGATGCGGCATTGCTGGAATCATCCATAACCGCCAGGACAAGGGTGGTCATGCCAGTGCATTTTGCGGGCAAGGTGGTTGACCTGTCAGCAATCAAATGCCTTAAGGAACTTTCAATAATTGAAGATTGCGCACATACATTGGGCGCGAATCTGCCGGAATCTGATAATATCAGGTGCTTTTCTTTCTATCCCACCAAGCCGGTAACCACTATAGACGGCGGGCTGATAAGTTGCAATGATAGCGAGTTTATAGAAAAGGCTAGGATATTGACCCAACAAGGGGTCAATAATAACGCATGGGAAAGGAAGAACGGCACAAAAATATCATCTGTCCTTGAGGTTGGTATGAAAGCCAATATGCCCAATGTCAATGCCTCCCTGGGATTGTCTCAACTGGCAAGGTTCGACGCCATGCAGAAAAGGCGCAGAGAAATATTCCGTATTCTGGACGGGAGGTTTGAAAGGGCATGGCATAAAGAGGGCGATTCCTGCCACCTGTATTGCTTTCTGACTGATAAAAGGGATTTGCTGCTTAATGAATTAAGCACCAGGGAGATAATTACAGGCATCCACTATTTGCCCGTTCATCTTCAACCGGCCTATCAATATCTGGGATATAAACGGGGAGATTTCCCGATGGCTGAGAAGTGGGGTAACACGGAATTAACGCTTCCGACCAATCCTGAAATGACGGACGAGGATGTTCGGTTTATAATTGACTCTGTAAAGGAAATAATACATGGATAACAACCTTCCGAAAATCAGCTTTTGTATCCCCGTTTATAAGACAAAAGACGAGGTGGAAAGATGTCTACTATCTCTATTGGACCAAGATTATCCCAATATCGAGATAATCTGTTGCGTTGACGGCCCCGACCCCGAAGTAGAGACGGTCATCAGAAAATTCCCCACGGTTAAGATGGTGGTTCAGGAACATCAAGGTGCTTGTGTGGCCAGGAATACGGCTTTCGAGCACTCGACGGGAGACATTATATCCTTCTTTTGTAGCGACCACATAGCGAAGCCCGGAATGGTATCGACATGGATGAACGAACTGGGCAAACATCCTGAATGCGCATTCGTATATGGCGCTTACGAATACCGCATGAATATAAGGAATTACTATCCATCGCACGAATTTGACGAATATCTGCTTGGCGTTGCCAATTACATCGACTCAAGTTTTCCCATCAGAAGAGAGGCTGTTGTTAAGTGGGACCCCTCGGTTAAAAGCCTGCAGGATTGGGACTTCTGGCTCAGGGTGGTCAAGAACGGCCACAAGGGGCATTTCCTGGGCAATGAGATATCCTATTATGCCGATTTGCCAAGACCGCACGGATTATCCTATGACTCAAAAGACAACTGGATTGAAAGGGTAAGATATGTCAAACAGAAGAACGGGATACCGGAAAGCCCTGTCTGCGTGACTTCCTATGGCGCGCCCCATCACGGCCTTGAGATAGCCAAGATGCTGAAATGCGATTACAGGGATGATACCATCCACAAGCCCCAGGAATACAAGCTGATTTACCTGATAGGACTTTACCTTAAACCGACCGACAAGAGGAATGACCACTCAATAGTCCTTGGCCTGCCCAAGAAGACTCACAAACTGGCTATTCATTGGGTGGGGGCCGATATCTACTGGCTGAGGAAGATGCCCTGGTATAGTCTTAAAATGCTGGCAGGCGCTTTAAACGAATCCGTTGATTTCCGGTTCTGCGAGAACGAGCAGGCCCAGAAAGAACTGGCGGATTTCGGCATACAGGCCGATATTATGCCGATTCCCGTCTACAGTGAATGGGAAGTCAAGCCGCTGCCCAGACAATTCTCTGTCGGCGTGTTTATGACCGATAGGAGCGATTTTGACAAGTATTGCTTTGAAATGACGGAGAGTGTCATAAGGGCCATGCCCGACGTTCAATTCAATGTTTACGGCGACAGGGACACGGATATTCCCCTTAAAAACGTGAAATATCACGGGAATTTATCCAAGGAAAAATGGCGTGAGTTTGTCTATGACAATTCATGCCTGCTGAGGCTGGTGAAACACGATACCCTCCCCCTGGCTAATTGCGATTTTATAATGGCCGGCAGAAATGTCGTAACTAATATCCCCGGCAAATACTGGAATGTGATAGACACGGGCGGGAAAACGGCCATAAATAAGTGGGACATTTTCTCTGAGGGCCTGAACGAACAGAACTGGCCGGCAACCAAGTCAACCATAATCCAGACCATCCGTAAAATCAAGCATGGCAAGATTAACACGGACTACAAGACAAGGGTGGACGCATACGATTATTATTCCGATTTGCTCAATAAGGACGCTTACAGGAATCGCATATACGGATTGATAGAGGACAAGAATGCTGGAAAAATTGAGAGAGAGTTGGTTGGGACAGAATCCTAAATTAAGTTTCGTTGTGCCGACACGCAACAGGACAGCATGGGTGGCCGAGTGTCTTTTATCACTGCAGGCACAGAACGAGAAAGATATTGAAATAATAGTGGTCAATGATGCTTCTGATGACGACACCGCCGATGTCCTGGATTATTTCAGCAAAGAAGACAAGCGGATAAAGATTATAACCAACAGGAAGAAACAGGGCGCCGGCATGAGCAGGAACATAGGCAATGAACACGCTATGGCCTCCATAATAGCGGTAACGGATGATGATGATATCTACCTTCCTGAAAGGGCAACCCTTATCTACGAGTATTTCCGCAATTGGGGGAAGGGGATGATTAACATGGGCGCTTGTCAAATAGACTATTTTAATACGGTAAACGAGGAATACCATCCACAACCTTTTGATGTGGAAGCATATAAGAAAGACAAGAGAATAACCTATTTCTCTCATCCCACGGCGGCGTATTTAAAGAAGGACATAATGAAGATTAAGTACCAGCCCGAAACCAAGAACATGACTGATGATTACCAGTTGGTCAGGGACTGGATAGCAAGCGGCAGGAGGATAGACCTGAACCCGCAGGTAGTGTGCCTGCACCGTGTATTGCCCAAATCAATAATGTCTGATATGCACGGATTTAAGAGATAGGAGAATAAAAATGAAAAAGATTGCTTTGTTTGTTCTGTGCCTGGCGGCAGTGACGGCCTTGTCCGTAAAGGCTTTGGAAAACTATTCAGAACAGTATATTCTGAACAAGGTTTTCAATAATGCCACGGGGCAGGTGAGGGGCGAAAACAGGTCAGTGCAAAATGTTCTCAATGCCGTATTTAACGAATCCAACAGTTCGCTCAAGATAAAGGCTTCGGGAAGCAGGTCGTCTGTGTTTGTATTAAGCGAGGATGGTGATTTGACATTGACGACAACGGGAG